GTAACATACTTTAGCAAGTAGTTCCTCATTTGATGTTAGCTTTAACGTTGCATAAAATTCTTCTTCCATTCTTTACCTTAAGTCTATGTTTATAGTTTCGTACTTAAAGTTCTCTTCTTGATATATTGCAATCCTTTCAATAAGATGTTTTAAAGTATAGTTATAGTTACGCCCAGAGATATCATCAGCGATATCATACAAGGTAGCAATATCTTTTCCATCTCCTTTGCGTAGAACTCTACCAATAGATTGTAGATTTCTAACTCTAGATTTGGAGGGAGAAGCAAATACGATGTTGTGTAATTTTTTAATGTTGATGCCTGTGGAAAACGTACCGTAAGATGCGATAATGACAGCGTTAGATTCGCATTCTGTGATTGCTCTTACTTGTTCTCTATCTTCGGTATCAGTACCACCGTGAACGAAGAATACAGATCTGTCGTTACTGATGTAATTATTTATTAACTCATATAAAGGTTCACCATGTTTTTCCACATAGTTAAAGAGAACTAATGTGTTGCCTTCTATGTCGTTAACAATATTTTTAATTAAGTTGTTTCTCTTTTCATGTGTTACAATGTACTCCATCTCCTCATGAAAGTCAGCGAAGTATTTGTAGTCATGCTTACAGACTAGGATTTTAATCCGCAAGCTGGAAAGGAACCCTTTCTTAATGAGAGTATCTGTTTTCGTAACCTGTTCACACGCACCAAACAATCCTTCCAAGACCCACTTATGAGTCTTGCTACCGTCAAGTGTACCCGTGAACCCAAAGCGATACTTTGCGTTGTGGAGTTTGGTGAGGATACCTGTGAGGGACTTCGCCTTAAATAGGTGTGCTTCATCTCCGATAACACAATCAATGTCATCAAAGTATCTTTTCGGAAACTTGTAGATTGACTGCCATGTTGAGATGACAACTGGTTTGTCAGTATTCTTATCTTTGCCTGAATATATGGTGTGACAGAACTCATCTGCATTCCATCCATAGTCTTTGAAATCCTTTATCATTTGTTCTACCAAAGAAGTCGTAGGTACGATCAGTAGAATCTTCTTATCAGCCGCTGCGTAGTAACGAACGATGGAATAAATCATAAGGGATTTGCCAGATCCTGTTGGAGACAGGAACAAACCTCTGTTATTTTTGAGAGCCTTATACACAGTCATGTACTGGTAGTCTCTTGGTTTGTACTTACAGATATGTTTCATCCAATCTGCAACAGCAGGTGGAGAAACGAAATCGTTACTTACCTCTACTTCCCCGTACCAATCATTGTTCTCAAATTTAATACCATACTCTCTTTCTCTACACCACTCTTTTAAGTGAGGTAGGAGACCATGATACAGTTCACCTGTACCAGGAGAATACAGATGGATCATACCATCCCAATATCTAAATCTTGGTTGGCGTTTTAGAAACTTTGCCTCTGGCAATTCAAAAGAAAAGTAGTCTGCCAACTCACGATGGACGTGAGGCTCTGATGAGATCTGTAGATAGACCTCATTTTTTTTCTTGACAACTAGATGTGACATTAGTTTCCATTAATAAATTTTTCCCATTCAATAGCACTCTTGATCTGGAACCCACGGTTAGAAACTTGTTTCATGACATGATCAAGAAAGTAAAGCATCTGATCAATGTACTTGACTTTTGCTTCTGTGTTAATAAGTTCATCATCTGACTCCAGATAGACTTTCATCTTCTCTGATGTTTTGATGTGAGTACCAAAAGGTTTTTCGGCGTATGTTTTAGCGTCAGCTTCACCGCCATAATATTCTCTCTTATCTCTTAAGAGTTTACGATGTTCAAACTCTAATGAGGTTTTAATTTGAGAAAGATCTGTGTAATGATTTAGATACTTATTGTGCTGGAAAGGAATCTCCAACGCAAGTCGTGCTAGATCTTCGGAGTATTGTTTGTTCTTAAATTGAAAATCGATTTGTGTATCTTTGGTCCACTCTTCCTTAATTTTTTGGAAGCGTTGATGTAATGAACTGAAATTCATAGAGGTTGTAATCCTAAATCACATACTGTATAACGTGTGTACTTGAAAGTAACGTTAGCTGTAAAGAACTCAACTTCTCCCACTGAAAAATCAAATGGAATACTAGTAAGTTGCACTGGCATTAATCGTTCAAATCTTACACTATATTTTGGATTGAAGTTAGACGTTAGTATCTGTAGAATACCATCAGAGTATCCTTCTCCTTCTCCATCAAATGATTCTGAATTACCATTGTCTCTGATCCAGTTCCATACAGTCATGTAGTTGGATAGATCTTCGTCAATAATAAACCGAACCGTTAGATCACTGTATTCTACACCACCACCAGGAATAATGGGTACACCTCTAAAGGGTGTTGCCACTTCAATAGTTGGCATAGAAACATCTGGAATACTAGCTGATTGACAGAAAAAATCAACACCACCAAATCTTTCTAGGGTAAATTTAAACCCTGTAGGTGTTAAGAAATTTCTGTTTTGCGGTAATTTTTTGTACCAATCAGCAGACATGTCAGCATCCCAAGCACTACTATTTAGCAGTCATTAAAGACTGTACCTACCTGGGATCCTAGTTCAGAACCTGCTTTTTGACCGAGGAGTAAAGCCCATCCACCTGCCAACCAACCAACGTAGGGGATGGTAGCAAGGGCAGGAACAGCAACACCAGCGGCAAGGGCACTACCTGCCATTGCACCTTGAGACCGTGCTCCAGCGTCCGCCACGATACACGCGATGTCTTTTGCAGACTTTCCCTCGCCGTCTAATACAGCACCTCCTAGGTTGCGTGTACCGTCCATAGTGAACTGGTCACGACGCCACTCGCGACGGCTTTCAGTGCCGCCCCCAAATAATCCTTTCTTATTAGTATCTGAAGATAGTGATCTTTGTGATTCTAAAATAGCAGGATCATTTGCTTTGTATTCAATTTCATATCCATCTTTGCCAGCTTTGATTCTGTATGATGAATAGTCACCATGTGGTATATTAATTGTAGGAACCTGTGGAAGGTCTGGTTCTTGTGGTCTGTTAATTACATAACCAAGTAAACCTAGATGCGCTAAAGCAAATACAGATCCTAAAGCAAGAGCAATCATTTTGACTGGTGACTTGCTTGGTGCCTGCTGAATAACAGGTTCGGTTTTTTCTGGTTTAATTTTTTGTGTTGCTGCTTGTTCTCTTTTCGCAGCTGCCTCATCTAGGGATGGCATAATAACCCCATGGTATAGTCTTTAATTATTTAGACAAAAAAAGACCCCCCTTGAAGGGAGGTCTGTAAGAAACCTGGGTGATGAATCACATGAGGTTGATAACTTGTACTCTTCTGTAGTACATGTTGGCGTTTGCCGAAAGTGTTTCGCCATCTGGAGTACCGTTGTAGGTTCCGTTGGTGGTGACGAAAGGATTGCTGACCATGCCGTAACGAGTCTTGAAACCAATTTTTGGTTGGAAGGTGTCAGGGTCGATCGAGCGAACCATTTGGAGGGGAACGTAAGGACAGTAGAATAGTCCTGCGTCATAAGGTGATGTACCTTTGTATCCGATGACGTAGTAGTGCTTGTCGGAAAGGTTAGCAGCATAAGGATCGACGTAGACCTTGATGCGACCGTTGATTGTACCAACCGAAAGGTTGCCAGTGTCATCAACATCACCGATGGAAGGACCACCAGCACCAGTTAGACCACTGCTGTAGTCAAGAACGCCTGCCATTGCGAGTGCCGAAGCAACATCAGCAGAACAGATCAAGAAGTTGCCCTTTCCTCTACGAGTCTCTTGTGCGATTGCGTTGGCATCGCGCTCGATTTGGAAGAGAAGACCCTTGAATTTCTCAACGGACCAACGACCATTGCTGTCAACGTCTAGGTCAAAGATACCTGCGTTAGCAACGTTGTTTTGAGCACCGACTTTAGCAACCTGATATACTGTACGTACAACTTCACGGTTGATTTCTGCAAGGACTTCACTAGACAAGATGTTAGCAAGTTCTTGCTCTGCATCTAGACCGTGGATCGCCTTGAGGTCTTGTGCTAGTTCCAAGGTGTACTCTGCTTTGAGAGCTCTGGACTTTGCAGTCACAGAAGTCTTCTCAATGCTGAATGACATCTCACGGAACAGACGGGAAGCTTCGCCCATCTTCTCCAAGTTCTCACGGCTCATGCCACGACCTACTTCGTAGGTTCCAGGTGAGGAGTCGTTAAGAAGTGCAGGGTTGTTACCCTCTGAATCGCCACCGACACCAGCGCCAGTTCTAGGTGTATAAGCACCTGCTGTAGCGTCATGTGCTGTGGAGAATGCACTGTCAGGCTCGTTGAACAAGGCTTCTTCGCCGCCTTGGTTCTCGTAGCGTGAGCGCATTGCGAAGATTAGTCCAGTAGGACCGCTCATTGGTTGGACGCCACAAACGTCATATGCCATTAGGTTAGGCATTGCACGACGGACGAGGCTGATCAGTACAGGGTCGAAACCTGCAAGTCCAGCGGTGTTAGCGTTGCCGAGGGCGCTGCCAGAAGGAGAAACAGTGCTAGCACCTAGGCTATTAACTGCAACTTCGTTTAGCATACCGCGCTCTTCGCGCATAAATCTTTCTTGGTTCTCCAGGAGGACGGAGGTGACAGCTTTCTTGTAACGGTTATCGATAGGCGAGGAGCCTTCGTGACCAAGAACAGGTGCCCACTTTTCCTGAAGATGTTCTGCGTTAAACATTTTCTTTATTGGATTAGGGAGTTAAATTATTATGAGTTCCAGCGACTGATAGCGTTGAGGTATGCCGCCATTGCTGGGGTTACTTCTCCGCCTTCAACTGGTGCTTCATCAGTAGCTTCTACTGCAGGTGTAGCAGGGTTTGCTGGGAAGTATGATTCACGGAGGGTCTTAACCTTCTCTGCGAACTTCTCTTCCGACTCAAACTCTACGCCTTCTGCTAGAGATGCCAACTTGTCTTTTTGTGTGTCTACAAGACCTTCTGAAACAATGTTCAGAATTACAGTTTTTGCAGATTCATCTAGACGACCTTGAAGTTTCACGTTGCGCTCAATCTGTTCGTTGAGGCTGTCTTCCATCTTACGAATATCTTCGGACATTCCTTCGACGACATCAACTTTGTCGTCAGGAATATTAATATAATGCTCTTGAAAGAGATTCTTGAGTCCAGCGATGAAGTCTTCAGTAATTTCGTTACGAATACCACGATCGATGGATACTTGGTTCTCTTCCAACCAAGTTTGAATAGCGTACTTAATAGTACCACCTACTTCTTCTGCAAGTTCAC